ATCGTTACAATGACCCTACTACCAATAAACGATTTGTAGTTGGTATAGATCGTGCCAAGATGAGACTGTTTGATGTTGGTGAAGAGGAACAGAAGGGCCTTGCAGATAGTAATCAGAAGGTAGACAAGGAACAATTTGCTGGACCTGTATTTGATAAGACTGAGTTCGGAGAAGGCTGGAAAGTCTAATGAAAAAAGGAGATATATAATGCGTATGAAAAAATTTATCTACAAGTTACGGCTTTTCTTTTCTATGTTTAAGAAGAAGAAAAAACATAAGGATGTAAAATTTATCTATCCACATTGGTAGGTGCGAAACTAATCATTATACTTTCAAAGTCGTAAAATCACACATCATTCGTGTGGGATATCCGTCTTTTCCTTGTGTATCTCTAATATTAAGTTTGAATCTATAATAAGGAGAGCTCATCTCCATGTCAATTCTTTTTCCTTTGCCGGTCTTACCACCATAATGTACGGTGCAAGTTCCAACTTTGGCTGCAGCCTTCATTGCAGTTTCATCCATTTTCTTAGATAAAACTTTACCTCTCATCTTATGAATGACATGATACCCGAAACCGATACCGCTCTCTAACAACTCTTTTATCGCAGCGGCCTTTGGTCTTGTAGTAACCTTACCACCATCTGTTTTTACTTTATCATTAAAGATGGTACAAAATCTCTCATTATCAATACCAAATAATTCTAGTAGTTTCTTACCATCACTATCTTTGATTATACCTTTATCTATTTCTGCTTGACGCAATTTAGTTCTAATACCCACATTGAAAAATGTTGTAGTAGTTTCAAATTTAAGACTTAAAAATATCTTCTCTCCATCATCTTTTTCAAGAGTAATGTCTGTAACACTATTACCTATATCTTTACCAGAACCCTTAGTATTCGTAATACTTATTTTACCCGTAAAGTCTAGTGGCCTCTTAGTATTCTCACCACCAACTACATTTACCTTTAACCATTTAGAATCACTTAATTTGTAGGTTTTATCCAAATCTAAAATAGCATCTAAGATTTCTTTATCGTCAACAACATCAACTCCCTCTGCAAACCACTTATTCAAAGAAGTTGCAAATTGTGTTTCAAATGCATTTCCTCTATTATTTGCACCACGATTACCTTTAGAACCGTTACCAAATTTAATACGGACAACTTTTAAATCAGCTTTAGTTTTAATATCACTAATATCATAAGTGCCTTTAATCGTCCTAGATACGTTAATATCTTTTGGTTTCTTTAGGTCTATATTGATAGGTGATTCATCTTTACTTTTTAGATAATTGAACAAGTTGATAACATCAGCAACACTTTCGTGAGGCCAGTCTGCTAGAGTTTTTGATATCTCTTCTTCTGATTTTGGAAAGAAACTATATGCCTCTAGAAGACTCTGAACCTTATCGACATGAGGAACATACGACTCATTTCGTGGCCGTATCTGCTTTACGTATTTCTGTAACTGTAGTGACATCCAAGTTCTCCATGTTTGTACTATTTATACTATTGTGTCCAGTTGGTACGGTTCATATACATCTTTAAAATTTCTTTAGTAATACTACGATCTTTACCTACCCCCAACGCCTTTACTGTTGAAGCACGATATTTTTCAATAACTGCTTCAATTCCCATTAGGCCTGGAGTAGAGTTAACTTCGATAAAGTATGGACTTTCTTTATCTCTATTTTTTGCTGGTATAAAATCAACACCAACAACTTGACCTTCAACCGATTCAGCTGCTCGTAAAGATTCTTGTGCTTCACGTTCTGTTAATTCATGAGATTCTGGTTCTGATCCCTGTGAGACATTTGACCTAAAGTCATCACCAACAACAGGTCTTTTAATCGCACCTAAAATTTGACCCCCAGCAACAATAACACGAACATCATAGTCTGTCTTTATATATTCCTGTAGAAGAATATCAACATATTCATCTTCCCTATGAAGCAATTGAATAACACTATGAAGTGCTTTTAGACTTTCAATCCAAATAACACCAACACCCCGTGACCCAACAGCGGTCTTGAGAATCATTGGAAACTTATTACCAAGCCTTTCTGCCGCATCTTCAGCACCTTCTGCATGACGAACTAGAACTGTATTTGGTGTAAGAATATCATTTTGCTGAAACACAATCTGGTTGTACCATTTATCATTGCAAATATCACTACATTTAACAGGATTAATAAGAGTATAACCTTGTTTTTCTAGGTTGATACAAGCAACTCGCCAAGACAGATTACCTGTTTTAACTGTAGAACCAAGACCTCTTGCCATAACTAATGTATCTTTTGGATTTATAAGAAAAGGTTTATCATACTCAGCATCATCTTTCATGCCAGGCAGTTCTACCTTACCTTTTTCATCTACAGGAAAAGAGTATATTAGTTGATCCTTGCCCCTGTCTTCCATATACATACCAGAAAACTCAGCAAGATATACTTCAATACCCAACTCTGTTGCTTTCTTGCGAACCATCGGCCCAGTTTCATTTGGGTCTAGAGGATCATCATGCGACAGAATCAACAATTTATATGGTTGTTTTTCTTCTGTAATGAATTCTCTGAACTTTCCCATTTACTATTCTTTCTTTTTACCAATATTGTATTTGGTTTCTAAAATCCAATCGTCTTTTTCTTTAAACGATAAAACTTTAATCTGGCTTAGTGGTGCTTGTGGTTCAGCATTACCCATGATACCAACTAAGCCCCAATCAGATAGTAGTTTTGCAATGGTGTTTCTTCGAGAAACATCATTTTCTGATAGATTGGTTTCTTTACCATCTAGAGCAAACAACTCTTTAAAATGCACAATAAAATACCTACCCTGTTTGTGTAGTATGTGACAGGATTGATATAGCTTACGTTCTTTTCTTGAGCTGACCCCAATTCGAGAAAGCGTTTCACGAACCTTTAAGAAATCGTCTGGTTCTGCTAGACTAACTTCTAACATCTGCTCCTGTGTCCAATTATATTCTTCCATCATTTCTTCCACCTTTATTTAATTTTTGTTTTATGGCAGAAATTTGTTCATCAGTTAGTATATCAAGAGCCGACCTGGCCTTTTCATTATTATATCCATAGAACTCTTTAACATACTCTAGATTATCTAATTTCTTCGCCTTCATCCAAGGTTGAAATCTTTTTCTTGGTCTCAGACTATTTATTAAAAAATCAAACTGAAGTTTCTTATCTAGGTGTGGTAGTTGGTTCATTTCATTAACTAATTGTATAGTATCGGGAAATGGTGCAAGACATTTATTTACAATGTATGGTGGATACTTTTTAGTCCATTGTTCATCCTCAGAATCAAGAAGAGGCTCTTTACTTTGATTTATCGCATTTAGGTAGTCTTTTAGTTCATAGGTCATAGAAATTACCTTTTAGATGAATTATCTTTATAAAAATCCAATCCTTCACGATTAAACGCTCTAACACTACCCTTGAAAACAATAACATACCTCAATTCAAAACAGTCTCTAATAACCGATTGTCCCATGTGAGGTAATTGAGCATCAAACACAACCAAACGATTTGGTTTGCAATCTACTAGTTTATCTAAATTATAGATGGGCACTTCATCAGTTTTGGTGTAGGTATCATAAAACATCGTTCCACCACCCCATTCAGATTTCCAAGCTAAGTTTGGATAATAAATCATGGTAAAATCACCATCATCTGTATGGATATTTGGTTCAATACCAAATGTATGAGCGTTCATATAGATACGTTCAAATGTATCAAGATCATATTTGCTTTTAAAGTCAAGCGTTGTATGTAAAGTATTCCAAATGTTTAACACAAATTCCATGCCATTTTCAATTACCTCTTCTGGTGTTTTTCCACACCATCGAGTCCAATGATAGCTATTTTTATCCCAATCTGATTTCCAATGACCATAACCCCACATCATTTTTGACATCACATCATCAATCGCTTTGGCGTCAGACTCAGGCAAAACATTATCGTATACGTCTATAATTCTTTCACTCATTTAATTATCCCCCTCGATTATCGAATCGATACTTTAAAGTTTTTACACATTTAAACACAACACATGTTCTTAATTGATAGCACTCTCTAGAAACTGGCATTGCATTATGTAGAAGGGGTGCGTCAAACACAACCAAACGATTACCTTTGTATTCTACTAATTCACCATTAATATATGTACCACCACCATATTCTAATTTCCAATCAAGCCGTGGATAATAGATCATAGTGAAATCTCCATCGTCATTATGAAAGTGTGGTTCTATGCCATGAGTGTGAGCGTTCATATAGATTCTAAGATAGGTATCAACTTCATACTTATCTGTGAATTTATATTTACTCATTGCAGAGGAGAATATATTGTGGGCCCAATCATATCCAGCATCAGCACATTCTTCTTCATTATGACCACAAAGAATATGCCAGTGTTTATTTGGTTTGTTTGTATTAGAATGATAATCATACTTCCAAGATAATTGTTTGATAGCATCATCAACTAAAATTGCATTGTGTTCTTCTAGTACATCATCATAAACATCAATCATTTAAATTTACCTCTCGCCATGATCTCCGTCAAACATGCCAACATATTTATTTCTTGATCTGCTACAAACGCTGCCTTATATTGATACTCACCCAATATGCAGACAACATGAGGTATGCTACTACCATCCATAACATCATACAAAGAATCATAAATACTTCGAAAAATACGTACAGGATCATTATCAAGATTATCAACAACCCATCTACGTACATTTGTAAACTCCTTTTTCTTCATTGCTGTCATTAGTACCTTCATATTTAGTGAAGAAATATTTACTAGAATACCAGCATCTATTTTACCAGAAACAGAATACCTTTGAAGTTCATTTAATACTCGCCGCCAATCAGGAAAATGATTTAAAATAACTTCTGCCACAACACGTTCATCATAATCAATTTGTTGTTCTTCCAAAATTGTGATAGTACGAGCATTAAATTCTTCTGCGAGTGCTTGTTTCTCAGAATTAGGAATTGTAAAATCAATTACAGTACAACGAGAACGTAATGGATCAATAATACGATTTTTGTAATTACATGTTAGAATAAATCCACAGTTGTTGTGAAACTCTTCAATAAAACCTCGTAAGGCTGGTTGAGTAGATTGTGGATTTAGATAGTCTGCTTCATCAAGTATTAGATACTTTCTGCCACCTTCGAGAGATACAGTAGAAGCAAAGTTTTTGATCTTGGTTCTGAGAACGTCAATACCTGACTCCTCAGAACCGTTGATCATCATATAGGTAGCACCCAACTCATCCAGCATTGCTTTTGCAATTGTAGTTTTCCCCACACCAGCAGTACCAGATAAAGTTAGATTAGGTATTTTTTTCTGTTTAATAAAATCAGAAAAAGTTTTCTTTAATTCTTTAGGAAGTATGCACGATTCTACAGTCTTCGGCCGATACTTTTCGACCCACAAAAAAGTTTCCATAATATAATTTCCAATCAAGCATTAGGCGTATAAGTAGACTCTGGTTCTAAAGCAATAAAATATTCCACATCTAAATTTGAATTTTTGAATCGACTAATGTTCTTAGAAGAAACCTCAACATCATCCGTGCCAGGGATAATTTTAAGATTCTCAACCTTAAACCAAAACTTGTAATCTGCATCATTACTGTTTTTCTTATCAGTAACTTTCAATTTACCATTTTCAAGAACCATATCAGGAGCTCCAATAACTGATGCAGCTCGCTGAACTTCAGCCAATGTAGAACTAGAAAAATTATATGTAATCTCTTTAGACGGCATTATAATTTCTTTAGTGGGCGAAGTAACTACAGATGGATCAGAATACCAATAAGTTACTTTATCCTTAGAATTATCTCCTGTAATTACTACAAAGTCATCTTGGAAATCCAATTCTGGCTTATCGAATAAAGAGATAACCGCAAGAAATTCATTTAGATCATAAATTGCAAACTCTTTAGGAAAAATTTCTTTTACAGTAGCATTTGCTATAATGTTTTTCATTGCAGACATTGTAGAAATTTTACTACCTTCTTTAATCACCAAATTTGTGTTGATCGTAGAAAAGTTTTTTAATACTTCTTTTGTTTCGTTAGTTAGTTTCATTTTCACCATTCTCCATTGAATTAACGTGTAAAGCAATAATACCATAATGAATTAACTTTAGCAAGTCACTTCTGTTCTTATCACTCTTTCTTCCATATCGTTGAGCATACTTGAGTATGTTCCCGATACAAAACCCTTCACCATGACCACCATCTATAATGAACTCTGTAGCTTGATACTTGTTCTTGCTATAGTGTTCATTATAGGTAGAGTCGATGTAGTCACATAACTCTTTAAGAGCCATGTCTTCATTGTACTTGTAATCTATCTTTAGATTTTTCATACTTTACCTTTATGTTTAAGGTTGTTGAAATTCGCACCTTCTAATTTCTCATCAGGTGTGATGTTGATATTTGCAGAGAACGTCCTACGTTCGCCTTCACCAAAGAAAGGCATAACACCATGACGCAACCAAGCTGGAAATAAAATCAGAGTTCCAACTTCTGGTTTAATATACTCTTCTGTGACTGGCCGGAGCATATTAACATCACGCATACCATTAGTGCCCCATTGAATATAAGTAAATCCATCAACTGCACCAGACGCACCATTGAGTCCAGCAAAGTTCTCAGAAGGATTATCAAGTGCTTCAATCTGTGGTGGAACCTTTAGATATAGAATACAGGACAGTCCCATAAAGGTACGTGTGCCGTGATCATGCATAGGGTTATAGTCACCTTCATAACTATGAATAGTCCACATAGTTTGAATGTCAGTTTCTACATTCATATTGATAGCGTGTTTCACGTAGTCTTTACCTAATCGACAAAGAATACTTGAAAACTGTTCACCCACACTACCATCATCATGAGGAAAGTTCCATTGAGCAGATAGTTCATTACGATTGATTTGACCGACCAATCCCTGAGACTGATCTTTACGAGCAGGAATAATAACATCATCAATATGAGAATTCAATTCTTCGATAACATCTAATGGAATCTCAGCTCTCATGATATGAACTGCCAACTTAGGACGCATACTAATTGCCATACCACCAGCATTACTACCTGATGGTTCATCTGGAGTCGGAGTTGCAAACCTTTGAGATTCTTCTTCTGTTTTAATCATAATGTTACTATCCTCACCAGCATCAATAACGCCTCGTTCTTTATCATTCTGTTTGTTGATAAATTCTTTTCTCAAAATTTGAGAATTTTCTGTGGGAACTGGATTAATAATATTCCCATCAATTTGTTCTGCAACTGGCGAACCATCAAAATTAACTTCTTTTGCAGTCGCACCGTCTACTAACCCGCCTGGGGGTAAATCAAATATTCTAACCATTATATCTCCTTCATTATATTATCATAATACAGGAAAAGGGACTAAAAGTAAAGTCCCTTTTCCCATTTATTTAAGAAACTACTTCACTTCAATTAGTTTAGGTTTCTTTTCTTCTGGAACAATCTGCTCTAGTTCTATTGTGAGCATACCGTTCTCTAGTTTTGCACCGTTTACTACGATGTCATCAGCAAGAGTGAACTTTCTGTCAAACTTGCGATAAGAAATCCCACGATGAAAAGTAAAATCATCTTTGGGTTCTTCTTTCTTGTCTGATCTAACCGATAGAGTACTATCGGCTACTTCCACCTCGATATCGTCCTTACTGAATCCAGCAAGGGCCATAACGATTGTATAGTTATAGTCACCGCCTTTTTGGATGTTGTATGGTGGAAACCCTGTAGAGGTTACGCTGTTATCAACGTATCGATTGAGTTGATCAAACATTCGATCAAATCCTACAGCGTATGGGGTTAGTTGATTAAAGTTGTCGATTAGACTAAGTGTATTTCTTACCATTGTTTATCTCCTTAATAAGCAAGATGTTAATAATGACCACCCTTTATGGCATGGTCACTATTATATAGTATAGGAACCAGACAGAAATGTCAAGTTCCTTTACTTTTTTTTAGAAGGCAGGTTCTTCAATTTCTTCCATACCATCAAGTAATGGATTAGAAGCTTCTTCTTCCTCAATAATACCAGCATCGATCTTGGTATATAAATCCATGAAGGATGCCTTAGTGTCGTCATCGAAACGGGCGACACACAACTCAATCGCTTGCATCTTATCACCAAAGATGGCAAATGCTTTCACGATGTGATCTAGTCGGCGAGTAGAGATGACTTCATCTACGCCCCCATCATAAAACGTCTTACGGATCACATCAGCCCACGTTACGAGGTTCTTAGCAAATTCAACATCCTCAACACCATACTTGCCCATTGCAAGTGTAATGATCTTAATTTCAGTAGCAACAGCGGCGTAG